TTATGATTAAAATATTTATAGGAACAAGCGAACACCAAGATACTGCTGCAGAAAAAGTATTAGTATATTCATTACATAAAAATACAAATGAAAAACTAGACATAACATTTTTAAGACCTAGTATGTTTCCTGATTGGGATAGAAGCACTTGGGGCACTCCTTTTTCATACTTCAGGTATGCTATACCAGAGTTATGCAATTGGAAAGGCAAAGCTATATACATGGACGTAGACCAATTAAATTTTAAAGATATAGCAGAATTGTGGAATACAGATTTAAAAGGAAAGCCTTTTGGTATGTGCTGGGAAGCAGACTGTTGGAATGGTGGAAAGCATAAAGGAACACCTCTTGAAAGGGGATGGTACTCTGATAGTGTGATGTTAATAGACTGTGAAAAAGCGAGACCTTGGGTAGATGACATACATCATATTAGAGATATTAATAATGTTGGAGATACTTACAAGTATGTATTCTTTGAAAGAGCTGGATGCCCTCACAGAGAAAAAGCAACTATGATACATGAAATAAGTGCTAAATGGAACAGCTTTGATGGAGCAGATACTAGTGTGCTTCAGAGTACAGAAACTCATTTTGATTTAAAAGACATATGGCATGTACACTTTACAGGGCTAAGTTATCAACCTTGGCATCCAAATTATATTTACTCATTAAAAGGTACTCACGAAAGGAATGACATAATGGAAGTATGGTGGCGATATTATGGAATTGTAAATGAAATTTGAAGAGCTACTAAACCCCATCGGGGTAGAAAAGTTTAATGATGAACTTAAAGGCAAGAAGGCATTTTACATTAAATCAGCTAAAAATATTTTCAAAGATTATTATAGTTGGAAAGAATTAGACAATTATCTCAATCAATATAGAATAGGAAGTTGGGATAGAACTCCACAACTACAAATGGTTTTACCCTCAGGAAGAAAGTGGTGTAAGAAAAAATCTCAAAAGCATAGAGATAGAGAGGAGATACTTGATTTATGGAATCAAGGTAGTAGTATGATACTCACACTAAGTGAGTTCCTAAACGAAACTATGTGGAAACAATGCCAAGAGTTTGAAAAACATTATGGAATTGGACAGGCAAACATATATTGCAGTAAGCAAGCAAAAGCTAAGACCTTTCCAATCCATGCAGATAGTACCGATAACTTTCTCTTTCATGTAAGGGGCAAGATACGTTGGTACATTTATAAAGAATTCGTTACTCACAACTACCATCCAAAAGAAGAGGATGTTACTGTTAGTAGAATAATAGAGCTTGACGAAGGTGATTTACTTTACATTCCGAAAGGTCTATTCCATAGGGTAGAAACCCTAAGTCCAAGAATATCAATCAGTTTTCACTTTCAAGAAAGAGGAGACAAGCCTTACAAAAGGAATGATTGGTACGACTGGAAGCCGTAGGAGAATATTATGGCAGACGAACGATTCAGTGGCGATATGTCACGGAACGAAGTAGAGATAGACTTAAGTAAGTTTATGGAACTGGTGACTGAGAATAGTAATCTTAAAGCTGAGATTACAGAACTCAAAGCAAATAAGGAACCAGATAATCCATGGCAACGTTGGATATTCTTATCAAATATGATAGACGCATGGAGAATCTTCCCGAGAGCTTTTCTTTCAGTATACATATTCTTACTATACTACGCAACAATGTGGTTCATGGATTTACCAGACCCAACACTCGAACAGTCAGGTTTAATATCTGTCATAGTAGGTGCTGGTGCGGCTTGGTTTGGTCTTTATGCTGGTACAGCAAAGGATAAAATCAACGGAAATTAATGGACTCAATGTGGAAACACTTCTGTCGATGGGTTAAGAACGTAGTCTACGTTCCTGTTGGCATGAAGTGTCCATATTGTAACAAATCAGAAAATAATACTTGACATATGGTTATAATTTTAGTATAATATACATATGAAAAATACAGATAACAACGAACACAAAACAGTCAATATGTGGAACTCAGAGACAAAAGAGTTTGACAAATTTCATATTGGAGAGTGCGAACACTGTGGAACAGACCTAGACACAACATCTGGAGAATGTCCCAAGTATAAGTGCTGGATAGCATGAACCTGTTTTATTTAGATGAAGACCTAGACAAATGCGCTGAGTATCATGTCGACAAGCACATAGTAAAGATGCCTCTCGAGGCAGCACAACTCTTATGTACTGCGATATGGATTGACGACAAACTAGGCTTTGTACCCCGTGCGCTTGACAAGGACGAACGTGAGGTACTAAATAGTGAGAAAGCCAAGATTAAGCACCTACCGCTTGACCAGCGACCGCTCACGCCATACTTACCAATGATGTATAATCATCCGTGTACGATATGGGTAAGGTCGAGCTTGGATAACTTTGAGTGGACTCATTGTTATGCTAACGCATTGAATGATGAGTACCACTATCGTTATGGTAAACAACACAAATCTATAGTAGAAGTAGTAAACAAACTACCTGAGCCAAAGAATATGCCCAGACTAGGATTTACAGAATTTGGACTAGCAATGCCAGATGAATTGAAAGACTACGATAATCCTATACAGAGTTATCGGGACTACTACCATCTTGACAAAGCTACATTTGCAGCATGGTCTCACAGAGACAAGCCTCATTGGTGGAATGAAGATTACGCCGACTATGAGGAGAGAATAACAGCAAAATGATTAAGATAGAAGCTGGAGGATATACCTTCACATTTAACGATGGCACTTCAGAGAAAGCTCAAAAAGAAGCCATTAAAACATATTTAGAAAGAGGAAACTACTTTAGAAATATCATCATGCGAAAGTCTGATGGCAGCGAAGTACACCTAGGAAATGGAGTAAGAAAACATGGGAAAAGACACACCTCTTAGTACACTATTAGGAATAACAAACGAACCACTAGAAACTATGTCTAAATCTGATATGCTTTTAAATAATTTAGAGACACAACAAGCAAAGACTAGACAAGAGATACATTTATTAGAAGAAGAATTAGCTGATAAGAAAGAGTATCTATTAAAAATAGTTGGTGGAATTGAAACTTTAAATGAATTGCAAAAGTGAGAATAGTAATAGAAGAAAATTTCTACCCTGACCCTGATAAAGTGAGAGAACAGGCACTTGCTATGTTCTTTCATCCAGGGCAACAAGGAAAACAAACTAAGTTTCCAGGTCAACGAAGTAGAGGAACTTTCTCAAAACAGAACAGACTATATGTGAGAAATAGATTATCGCATATGTTGAATAGAAATATAATCGACTTTCAACACGATACTAGCAACTGTGCTTTTACTTTAGGAACTGTACGAGATAAGTCTCCACAAAATTGGATTCATCATGATGCAACCAATGTTAATAAAGAACTTACATATGGTGGGACAGAGTATGCAGCAGTTATATATCTATCTCCTGAGCCAGACCCTACAGCAGGTACTGCGTTTTTTAGGAGTAGAGAATCAAAAACCATATGGAAAACAAAGGACGTGACTTTTGACAGTACAACAGGATTTAAAGATGTATGGGAAGGACACCCTAACTTTGATATCCATATGTTCTCAGCAAATATATACAACAGAGCAATAGTATATCCAGCAAGATACTGGCATGCTCCCTCTAATGCAGGGTGGGGCTACGATAAACAAACAGGCAGACTTGTACAAGTTTGCTTTTTCATGGTAGAACAAGGGGACTATGATGACAGAATACAACAGTAATAAGTTTAACGAGGACGAAGCACTCAAAACGCTTCAAAGCTATATTGAGTCCACATACGATGGACATTATAGTATGAATAAGATACAGTCTACTGAGTTCATATTTGACGCAGGGCATGGAGAAGGTTTCTGTTTAGGAAACATAATAAAGTATGCACAGAGATATGGAAAGAAAGATGGAAAGAACACAGCAGACTTATTGAAGATTTTACATTACGGAATTATTTTATTAGGGGCAACATATGAGAACGAAAAAACACGAAAATCTCACACAAGCAAATATAACCAAGGTAATTGAGTTATTAAACCCTACCGATGGTAGTAAACCAATCACTAAGAAAGAAGCATGTAGTATACTAAACATAGCTTACAACACCACTAGATTGGGTAATATCATTGGAGAGTTTCATGAGATGCAAGAGTTCCGTGCAAAAAGAAAAGCACAGAACAGAGGTAAGGCGGCAACGCCACAAGAAATTAGAACTACAGTACAAATGTATTTGGAAGGAGATAATATAAGTGATATCGCTAAATCATTATACAGGTCTCCAGCGTTTGTCAAAGGTATTATCGATAGAATCGGAGTACCACAAAAGTTGGCAATGACCGACTATGAAGGAAGAAGGAACGCAATGCTACCAGAACAGTGTGTAGCAGATGAGTTTCAACCTGAAGAAAGAGTTTGGGCAATCAGACAAAACTATCCAGCGATAGTAAAAAGAGAATTAAAACCTGAGCTCTCAGACGAGAGGGGTTACAAAGTATATCTTGTAGATACAATAGAGTGTACACAAGATGATTTAAAAAACACATACTTCCCACATCTAACCCATGCTGGTAAACAATATTGTTTAGCATCATATGAGATGGGCAGTCTAAGACATTTACAAGAGTATATGTAATAAGGACATTTATGTCAGAATATATTGTAGCCATGTGGCTTTCTGCATGGTTACTACAACTTTACACAATTTATTATCCTGTGATGAGGAGAATTCCTCATGGGCATATAGTAAGAAAACAATGGTTTATTTCCTACAGCGTAGTATTTATCTTTGCTATCTTGCTAGTACCATTTTCACTACCAGCTATGTTAAATGAGAATCAGAGGATTAGATATCAGAATGGATTTCTGAGAGGATTATTAGGAGAAAAATAATGGCGTATATAGGAAACCCCTACTACGATGCACTAGAAGCAAAGTATATAGCACAGATTAAAGAAGCACAAGCAGTGCTACAAACATACTTTCAAAACTCAGTAGGTATTGGAGAGCACTCTGATTTATTGCCTGAGTTTGACAAGTGGGTAGAACAACTTGCAAGTGCTGATGAAAAACTACAAGCTTTACGCAAGTTGCTTAAAAAATGAATCAAGTACTAATACTTGAAGTAGGTAGTACGAAGATAGGTGTAGTAAGAAATCCTTATGAACGTGCCGTCTTTCACTATATGCATGGACTAAATTGGATTGGTTTTGATAACTGGATTCAAGAAAATAATTTAGTTGGTCAAGTAGAGTCTTATAAAAAATGTACAGAACTAATTGCATTTGATGACTGGGAAAATGAATTAAAATTTTTAAAGCTAGATGTAAAAGATATATCAGTTATGCAAGGTCAAAAAACAATAACGGACTGGAAAAGCTGGTACACTTTAAAAAGTAAACAAGTAATTACTGAAGTGTTCAAAGATGATATACTTACCTATGGTTTTAGCTACTAAAAAATAGTTCTTGACTCATGCTTAAAATTCTTGTATAATATATTTATATTAAGGAAATAAGCAATGAGTGATAGATTTTACCAACAAATGCTAGAGACCACAGGTTGGGCTCCAGGTTATCGTAATACCTCAACTCTTGCCGAATACAAACAAAACTATAAATTAAAAAGGAAAAGAAACATGGCGTGGACAGACGAAAGTAAAGAACAAGCAGTTGAAATGTATACTGCTGAAGAACCAACTCCAGAGAATAGCATGGAGATTGTACAGATGATTGCTGAAGAATTAGGCGAGAGCCCAAATGGTGTCAGAATGATTCTAACAAAAGCAGGTGTTTATGTTAAGAAAACACCAGCAGTCAAATCCTCATCAAGTGGAGGCGGTGGCAGAGTAAATGTCGCAGCTGCACAAGATGGATTGATTAAAGCTATTAGTGATATGGGCGAAGAAGCTGACAGTGCTATCATCAGTAAACTAACTGGTAAAGCAGCTGTATACTTCACAAACTTAATCAACAAACTTAACGATTAATACCCCTGGAATGTGGGCAGTCTTCGGACTGTCCGCACTTTTTTACATCTAAAAGAATCACCTTACAGAGTGACACCATGATTGGACGGTAATAGATATTAACCTACCAACAGGAATCACATGAAGAAAGAAGATTTTGTTAGAAAATTAGACGATGCTGGGGATGCAATCGTCACATACAGAAGTCAAAACAGTCGTAGGCTAAAATATAACGTATGCACGAGTGACTTTGACAATAAGTATATACAATCTAAAAGGAATAGAGCAAAACCGAATAATAAACAAGTATTATTATTTTGTTGGGATACTGACTCTTATAGATTGTTAGTCCCTGACAATGTAACTTCTATTGTACCCCTATCAAGGATATTGAAAAATGATAGAACTACATGAAGCACCAGCTGTCTATGAAAAAGAAATAAGTTATAACGAAGCAAAATCTGAAAAAGTATTCGTTATGATAAATACTTTTCGTGGAACAGAGTATCTACATATTAGAAAGTATTATCAAGACTTTGATGAAGAATGGAAACCTACCAAGGATGGCATTGCCATGCCTTTAGATTTTAATAATAGTCGTGGACTATTTGAGGCGTTGGTTGAGATTCTGTCAATATCAGAGGTCAAAGGAGTGCTAGAAACTCATTTCAAAGAAGTTCTCGATAAGATATACTTATAGCTCTAAAAAATAATACTTGACAAATCCTTAAAATTTCTGTATAATATTCTTATGAATAAAACAGAATACCTAGAATTATGTAATCGAAAGTATGCAGAGGGTAATCCTATATTACCTGACGAAGTATACGATAGACTCGTAGAGAATACCGAGTTGGAAACACAAGTAGGATACAAACCTCAGGACAAACCGTACTATAATATACCTCCTACAGATTCACGATTCAAACACCCTTACCCAATGTATTCATTACAAAAAGTCTTTGTCGGAGAAGATAAAGAACCAGATTGGGATTCCAAAAAACCACACATAATGACTGCCAAGTTGGACGGTGCAGCTGTGTCTATAACTTATATAGAAGGCGTACTAACACAGGCTCTCACTCGTGGTGATGGTAAAGCAGGACTAGATATTACTGGAAAAATAAAAACTTTAGTGCCAAATAAAATATGGAGTAAAGGACTGAAACAGATTACTGGAGAAGTTGTTGCACCTAAGAACATACCAAATGCTAGAAACTATGCAAGTGGTGCTTTGAATCTAAAGGACTTAGAAGAATTTAAGTCTCGTAATCTGACATTTATAGCTTATGGAGTACAGCCAGCAATTTGTGCTGAGTGGACTGAAGATATGAGTATGATAAAAGATATGGGATTTAACACTGTCACACAAAGTGATTGGAATGAATTTCCTCACGATGGCAAAGTTGTAAGGGTCGACTCTAATATATATTTTGAAACATTAGGCCACACTTCACACCATCCAAGAGGAGCTTTCGCTCTAAAAACAAGACAGGCTGGAGTAGTTACTCGGCTCTTGGACGTTGAATGGAATGTCGGGAAGTCAGGTGCTGTTTCGCCAGTTGCGATTCTAGAGCCATGTGTGATAGGAGAGGCAACAGTTAGTCGTGCCACCTTACACAATATCGGATATATCGAAGCATTAGACCTACAAATAGGTTGTAATGTAGAAGTTATTCGTAGTGGAGAAATAATACCTCGAATTGTAAAACGAGTATGAAGTACTTAAGCGAACTTATTAGTAAATTTTTAGAGTGGTCTTTCAAAAGAACTGCACAAAAACAATTTGATAAGTCTATGCTAGAGTATAGGGACTCTGATAATACATGAGTGGTGGAGTATATAATAAAACTTTTTTTGAAAACCATCCGTGGGAAAAAGAAAAAGAAGGCGTCCTCTATGGGATAGTGTTAGTAAACAAGGCAACATGGGAACGAGAAACTATAAAAGTCGGCATCGCAAAAGGGCGAACATTCAAAGACGTAGTAAAGCGAGGGCGTGGATTTACAAACTACGACATCAGGATACAGAGGATTTGGACAGGAACGATATACAACTGTTGGAGATGGGAACAGAAACTACACAAAATGTACAAGAATGACAGACACAAAACCGCCCACCATTTTGGAGGGCATACGGAATGCTTTACAATGGACTCGAAAATCCTACACAGCTTCCCCAAGAAAGATGAAATTTACAGGGATTAGCGAAGGGTTTCACGATGCAGCTATTGCAGTCGTAGAAGGAAACCAAATACTCTTTGCCGCACAAGCGGAGAGATACACTCGTGTCAAGAATGATAAGCGTTTACCTTTAAACTTAAGAAAGTTAACAGCAGATACTACAACCATATTCTACGAAGATACTAAATTAAAGAATGAACGTAGAAAGAAGTATGGAATGTTACCTAGTTCTGCTGGTCAGTTTGTAGACACTCACATGAAACACCATGAAAGCCATATGGCTGCAGCGTATTATACAGCGCCTTTCGTACCAGATGCTACAGTAGTAATTGATGCGATTGGAGAGTATGATACAGCAAGTGTATGGGTTGATGGAGAGAAAGTTTGGAGTAGACAATATCCTTGGTCATTAGGACTATTTTATAGTGCTATAACGAAACGTATAGGACTTAAGCCTAATGAAGATGAGTACATAACTATGGGTATGGCTGCCTATGGTACACCCTGTATAGACATGACTAGTATAGTACATGAAGATTTACACAAAGGCATCCCTTGGAAAAAGTGGATGTTTAAAGCGCCTGAGGACATCGCCGCCTCAGCACAGCTACATTTAGAGTATGAAATCGAACAGATATTCGATATAGCCAGAAGGTATGGAGATAGCGTTGCATATGGTGGAGGAGTTGCACTGAACTGTGTAGCAAACTCTAAAATTCGTAAGAAGTTTAAAAATATGTGGATATTTCCTAACCCTGGGGATGCAGGTAGTGCATTAGGTTGCATACTAGCACATACAAAAAGGCGAGTAGAATTTAAAGATATGTTTTTAGGATATGATATACAAAGATATATAAATCCTTTAGATGTAGTAAGAGAACTAACTAACAATAGACTATGTGGAGTAGCAAATGGAAAAGCAGAATTTGGACCTCGTGCGCTTGGTAATCGTAGTCTTCTTGGTGACTGTCGTTATGACATCAAAGACACAGTCAATGATGTTAAGAAACGGCAAAAGTTTAGACCCTTCGCTCCCGCGATACTGGAGGAGTTTGTAGATGAATACTTTGAAGGGTATTGTAATGAGTATATGCAATATGTTGCAAAAGCTAAACATGATTACAACTCAGTCACGCACGTTGACGGAACAGCAAGAGTACAAGTGGTTAGAAAAAACAGTAGGTCAATATTACGACCTATACTAGAAGAATGGTACGAACTTACTAAAGTACCAATGTTATTAAATACAAGTTTAAATATAAAAGGACAACCTATGGTAAACACATGGGAACACGCCCAGCAATTTGAAGAGAGGTATAAAGTAAAAGTACTATGATATATTGGAATGGATGCAGCTTTGTACAAGGCATGGAATTAGTGCAACCACTAAAAGATGGATTTCCTCATTTGGTTAGTAAACATTTTAATCAAGAATGTAAGAAACAATCAAAAGTAGGTGG